TTTTATACGGATACATTAGATTTAGATTCATTAGGTAATATCATAATCAATGATACTATATCACAAAATTCAATCATATTCAGAGAAATTAATCCAAACATTTATATTCCAACTACAATCATACAACGAGATTCACTTATCTCAAAAAATGAATTTTATTATGGATTTGGTTTAACAGGAAACCAACAACAATTCAATTGTATTGGTGGTGAGTTACTTTGGAGAAGTAAACGTAAAAAAGTAATTGGAGTGGGATTAGGTATTAATCAAAACCTTCAACCGGTTGGTTCTCTAAGATTGATGTGGAAAATTGGTAAATAATTTATGGCAGCACAAAAAGACATAAAACAAATAATCGCGGAACAGTACCAAAAATGTGCTTCAGATCCCGTCTTTTTTATGCGTAATTATTGTTATATTCAACATCCTGTTAAAGGAAAAATAAAATTTAATCTTTATCGATTCCAGGAGCAATCCTTAACGGATTTACGTGATAGTAGATATAACATTATATTGAAGTCCCGACAGTTAGGTATATCAACACTATCTGCAGGATATGCTCTCTGGGCAATGTTGTTCAATGAAGATTTCAACGTACTTGTTATTGCAACAACACAAGAAGTAGCAAAGAACCTTGTTACAAAAGTGCAGGTAATGCATGATAATTTACCTTCATGGTTAAAAGGTAATATGACAGCAAACAACAAGTTGTCATTAAAATTTAAAAATGGTTCACAAATAAAAGCAATTTCTTCAGCATCTACCGGAGCACGTTCAGAAGCATTATCATTATTAATTGTAGATGAAGCTGCATTTATTAGAAACATTGAAGAAATTTGGGTAGCATCACAAGCAACTCTATCTACTGGGGGCGGCGCAATAGTACTTTCAACACCTAATGGTATTGGTAATTGGTTTCATCAAACATGGGCAGGTGCTGAATCTGGGCATAATGGATTCAACACAATTAGACTTAGATGGGATGTACACCCAGAACGAAATCAAGATTGGCGTGATGAGCAAACTTTATTATTAGGTGAGAAAGGTGCAGCACAAGAATGTGATTGTGACTTTATTTCATCTGGTCATACTGTAATTGATGGTTCAATACTACAAAATTTTGAATTGAAATGTACAGAGCCAATAGAACGAAGAGGTTATGATAACGGATATTGGTTATGGAAATATCCAGATTATTCTCGAGATTATATTGTTGTAGCTGACGTTGCTAGAGGTGATGGAGCTGACTTTTCTACATTTCATGTTATAGATGTACAAACTATAGAACAGGTTGCAGAATATAAAGGAAAACTTCCTCCAAAAGATTTTGGTAATATGTTAATAAGCGTTGCTTCAGAATGGAATAATGCACTGCTTGCAATAGAAAATGCTAATATTGGTTGGGCTGCAATACAACCAGTAATTGATAGAGGTTATCAAAATTTATTTTATACATATAAAGATGATGGATATGTTGATATTGACGTTCAACTTAAAAAGGGATATGACACAAAAGACAAGTCACAAATGGTACCCGGCGTATCTACAACGTCTAGAACAAGACCATTAATGATATCATCACTTGAAATGTATATGAGAGAAGGCTCGCCTATTATTCATTCAAAACGACTTATACAAGAACTATTTGTATTTATATGGGAAAATGGCAAAGCACAATCACAACGAGGATATAATGATGACCTTGTTATGGCATTTGCAATTGGACTTTGGTTACGAGATACATCATTAAAATTAAGACAACAAGGCATTGAATTAAATAAACGTGCCTTAACACAGTTACAAAAAACAGATTCAGTTATTTATACCGGAAACAATCGACCAAAAGATATTGGGTGGGATTGGGACAATGGCTACGGCAATGAAGATTTGACCTGGCTTATTAAGTAACTTGATATTTATTTTATATAAAGAATAAATACTATGGCGTCACTTAGAAAACGATTACAAAACTTATTTTCTACAAATGTAGTTGTCAGAGCTTATGGCAAAGATAAACTTCGTGTAGTTGATACTAACCGCCTTCAATCGACAGGTAACTTAACGCAAAGTAAAGTAGCCGACAGATATACAAGACTTCACGGTTCAAACAAGCATCGTGTTGGAGGTATGGGTGGGTATGACTCGAATTATTATATGCATCAAAATCGTATGCAGTTATATACTGATTACGAAATGATGGATAAAGATCCTATTATATCTTCAGCTTTAGACATATATGCTGATGAATCAACATTAGCAGATCAATTTGGAGATGTTCTTACTGTTAAATCATCAGATAGTAGAATTCAAAAAATTCTTTACAATTTATTTTATGATGTAATGAACATTGAATTCAATCTTTGGCCCTGGATTCGTAACATGGCCAAATATGGCGACTTCTTTTTGAAATTAGATATTGCTGATGAAATTGGTATTTTAAATGTACGTCCGTTTTCTTCATATGAAATTGAGAGGTGGGAAGAATTTAATGATAATACAGGTGAGTATGATATTAAATTTAGACACATTGTGTCAGAACAGCTTACATATGATGTATTTGAGATAGCACACTTCCGTAATATTTCGGATTCAAATTTCCTTCCGTACGGCCGCAGTATGCTAGAAGGCGCACGTCATGAATTTCAAAAATTAATGCTTTTAGAAGATGCAATGCTTATTCACAGAATCATGCGTGCACCACAAAAGCGTATCTTTAAAATTGATATTGGTAATATTCCGCCTAATGAAGTTGATGGGTATATGGAACAAGTTATCAATAAAATGAAAAAGATTCCACACGTTGATCCTAAGACTGGTAATTATAACATGAGATTCAACATCAACAACATGTTAGAAGATTATTACTTGCCTGTTCGAGGAGGAAATAGTTCAACAGAAATCAATACATTAGAAGGCATGGAATTTACCGGTATTGATGATATTGAATATGTGAAACACAAAATGATGGCTGCGTTAAAAGTACCAAAGCCATTTTTAGGATATGATGAAGGTGTAGAAGGTAAATCTACATTAGCATCAATGGATATTCGTTTTGCAAGAACAATTGAGCGTCTTCAAAAGATATGTGTTTCTGAATTAACTAAAATTGCAATTATACATTTATACGCACAAGGATATGAAGATAAAGATTTAGTTAATTTTGAACTTGAACTTACAGCCCCATCTATTATATATGACCAGCAAAAAGTTGCACTAATGAATGAAAAAATTCAATTAGCGCAAGCAATGAAAGATTCAAAATTAGTTTCTCATAGATACATTTATGAATACATATTCAATATGTCAGAAGAAGAATGGTTGCAAGAAAGAAATGATATTACTGAAGATATTAAGTTAGGTTTCCGTCAAAATCAAATTGAACAAGAAGGAAATGATCCTACAGTAACAGGTCGATCATATGGGACACCTCATGATCTAGCAACAGCTCATATGAGTAGCAATGATGTGGTAGAGCCAGATAAAGGCGGCCGGCCACCAGAAGGAATTAAGTCTGGCCAACACAAGAATGCATTTGGTTGGGATCCGCTAGGTACAAAACAAATCAAACAAGATTTAGATCCTGAAAATAGAAAATCAGCATTTATTGGTGATCCAAGGTTCTATAGAAGAAATCCAAAGCATACGAATTTCACAACAGAACATTCAGACATCTTAAAAAAAATTAAACCTAAATCACCAAAAATCATTTCAGAAACATTGAATAATGAACAAAATAACACAGAGATGGGTTCAATGTTAGATGAAAACAATATTTTAAATGATGATTAATATTTATAAGTAAATATACTTCGGAAGAGTAATGAAAAAACTAAAACATAGCAAGTATAAGAACACAGGCATCCTTTTCGAAATGTTAGTTCGGAAATTAACTTCTGAAACAATGACTTCAGACAAATCAGTAACGATTGACATTATTAAAAAGTATTTTGGAAAGAGCACTGAGTTAGCTAAAGAAATAAAATTATATAATGCAATGCTTAAAGAACAATTTAAGTCTGAAGCAAAAGCATTAGAATACATACGAAGCTTGAAAGAAGCTCACAAAAAATTAAATAAATCAACACTTCGAAGAGAACGATATAATCTCATAAAAGAAATTTCTAATAATTTTAAGTTAGATCAAATTTCTAAGATTAGAGTTCTTAATTACAAATTGCTAGCTTCAGCATACATTATTTTTGAAAATGATGAGGCAGACAATCCAAAACAAATCATGGAATGTAAAAGTAATATAGTTGATTCTATCATAACAGAGAGAGCTCAGGCAGAAAAACAAACAGATTCTGTATTAGAAGCATTTAAATCACAACCTAAGGATCAGCGTTTATTAACATATGAATTGCTTGTTGATAAATTTAATAGTAAATATTCAGGTTTAGATGAGAATCAAAAAGGTTTGTTGAACAAATATATTACTAATGTTAATGACACAGAAGCATTAAAAGAATATATTCAAACCGTTATTCCTACAATCAAAAAAGGATTGACGAGTCACGTTTCTCATATCAATGATGCTGCAACACGTATTAAAGTAGAGCGGTTATCAGAAATGCTTTGTGATGTAGAAAATATTAATATTGTAAAAGAATCGCACGTATTGAATCTGTTACGTTATTTTGATCTTTTAAAAGAATTGAATGGAGTACATAAATGAAATCATTACTAAAAGAAATGGAATCAAAATTCAAAGAGTTGGAAGAACAAGATCAAGACAAGGACGGAGACAAAGACTTCGCTGATGTAATGATTGCTCGTATGGTTGCATCTGGTATGTCAAAAGAAGATGCAATTAAAAAAGTAAAAGAAAAACAATATAATGAACAATCGGGAGAAGGTTCGATATCCGTAACAGATCCAGACAAAGCAAAAGAGTTAGCTGATAAAGGAATGGATGTTAAACTAGTAGATGAAGGTCTTCGTGGAGCACTTGATGAGCCATATTATATTGAAGTATCTGTAAGAGATGCTCGTAAGGCTCTTGACTTGTTCGCTGACAAAAAAAATGGATATCCGGAAGTAACTATTTATGGTAGTAATGTATATGCATCATTTGTTGAAAGTGAAATATATGATTTAATGGAAGATTTTGGTGCATATGATATTGAAGTATTAGAATCTTCAACAGAATATGATATTGACGAAGCTTCAACATCATCAGGAGCAGGAGCATACAATACACCAAAAGCATTTTCTACACCAGAACAAGCTCGCAAGAAAAAGAAAATGAAGTATGCAGGTGTTGCAGAAGCAATG